AAACAAATCTTGAACATGTAAAGTTTGTTGCAGATACAATTAGAGCATCTCCATTCATGGTTTTATCAAAAACTCCAGAAATAACAATTCAGTCTGCTTTTTTCTGTTTAGAGATATTCAGAGAACTTGGACTTACAATTGACTCTAATTTTAGTGATGCTCATGACAGTAAATTTAGAGGAAGATCATGGGAAGCACATACCAAATTTAAATATTCTACTGGACATATATCTCAACGCGCTTTCGTAATGGTTATAGTTAATTTATATACACTCGTTGAAGAAGGTATTATGACCAAGGTCTCCAATGCTATAGATTCAGTCCAGGAGAGAGTTGATAAGTTGAATAAAAATATGGAGATGCTCAATGAATAGTCCTTGTTATACGTGTCTTGTAAAACCAGTATGTAAATATTATTGTGAACCCTGGTTTTATTGGATCGACAGATACTCAATTTTACCATTAGATAAGAACATTCGAATAGATGCATTTTTGGAATTGGTAGGAAATTTTGGTCCAATAAGAAACTATTACCAAAATGAATATTCAGCATTGTCTAAAATTAAATTTCAAAAAACTTATATTGAGAAAGTATTTAGAGTTTCTTTGACAATTGATTAGACGGAAGAAGAGCGACCCAGATATAACTTGGGCCGCTCTTTTTTTGCTTAAACGATGAAGAAGTTAAGCTCGATTTGTTCAACAACTCTGGTTGGATCTAGAATGATATTTACATGAAAGCGTTTTGTTTTTCTTTCATATTCTGTAGCTGAAACCTCTACAGTATAATCATTTAGACCTCTACGTTTCTTGACTTGCTCTAAGAAGTCAACAATTGCACCAGATACTTCTGCCCATGTAATTGGATCGTTCTGTTCAAAGATAAAGAATCTACAAAACTGTTCAATAGCACGTTTTACATATAGAACCATACGAACAATATTTAGATCTGATAGGGCACTTGATTTTGCTTGTGCTGTTAACTGTCCCCAAACAACATAACCTTGAGCAAACTTAACAATTGGATTCAGTTGTTTTAGATACATCTGATCTCTTTGTCCAAGGCGTGGGTTATATCGTAACTCTTTAATACTATCAATTGCTGCTCTGTTGAATCCAGCAACCGCAAACCACAGCTCTGCTACATTATCATTTCTAGGTAATAGATATGATAGATGATACAGTGGTGAGAACCATACATCTTGTCCTGTAAATGGATCTGAAACTTTATTGTATGATTCGTATAATGCAACAAAGTAGTTATTGAATGTATTAACACTAGTTCTTGTTGATAAAGCAGCATTGACTGTGGCATTATCACCATTATCAAGAATACCAACACAGTCACGTCTTGTTTGACATAGGGTGCTGATTGCTGTTTTTACATCAGCTGGATATCCAGCATCGTAAACTACTGAGAACCAAATATTTTCTATATCAAGAACTTGATCTTCATTTTCACCAGTATTTGGATTTGTTAATAGACCAGAATAACCTTGTTCAAGAAGCGCTTCAGCACCACCTGGACTTGTTGTATTTACTGATCCATCAGGCAGTCTCAATGTTCCTTCTGAACCTTTTCTTAATGGAGTAGGTTCACCATTATCAAATGCGCTTGCAATATTTGCATATGATTCTTTAACTTGATATGAGAGTGTTGAAGTCGGATCAAATGATGAAGAACCATTCCATCCAGAACTAGCACCAGTTAGGTTTCTATCTGGATAAACTGCAACTATTTCATTATCAACTCCACTTGAAGCTCCCATCCAACCCCATACTTCATTACCTTTGGCATCTTTAGCAATAACAACATAATTTCCATTACCAATTTCTGTTGCATTTTGCCAATCTGAGAAGTCCTGTTTAATATCTTGAATCCAAGCACTACCAGCAGTTGTACTTGCTGTAACAGTACCAATATCTTTATCATAATTTTTTACAGCTAATTTATATCCATCTGTATATTCACCATTTGCTAATTCCATATCACATCTCAAAACAGATGAGAATGTTTCTAAAACATATGTAATCCAAATGGATTCGCCTGCAAGATCTTGTGCAAATGGATCGAACGAAATATTAAATGATTCTATAATTACATCTTCGTCATCCGTTTGTTTTTCATAAATATCTAATACATATACATCATTTACAGTTGGATTTGAAAAGTCTGTCAGTCTAACTCCAATACTATTGTAATAATCTCCTCTTCCAATTGGTCTTAGGAATGCCAACGGTTTAGTATCACCGCTTGTCTGTAACTCAGTTTGAATCTCTGCCTGACTATTCAGACTATCAACGTATGTAATTGAAATTGATGTGGTTGCATCAGCAGGAGCCAGTTGAGTATCAATTCTTAAGTTTGAATATGCAGCATTATCTGGAAGACATCTGATCCAATATAACGAACCAGACTCACCTAAGAAATTATAACCAATATACGGACCCTGTCCGTAATTTTTTCCAAACTCTGAAATGTTTGGGTCACCCCATTCATTAACAAAGTCTGCTCTTGAACCGACAAAAATCAGTTCGTTGTCTCGACCTTTTCTAGTTAGTCCGCACAGAAAACCAATTGTAGATGGTACTGCTTGAACAAACGCTGATAGGTCAATTATTTTCGTAAAAACACCTGGAGAAACATTCGCCATGTTACTTCCCTCCCATAATAAATTTTTTGACTATCTTCTAAACAACTTTTCTTGCTCCAGGTCTACAGATAAAAAAATCCTTTCTAATTTAAACGTATAAATACCAAACAAAAATTAATCTTCTACTAGCATCTTTAATGATTGTTGGAAATGTTACTCTAGCAAATAAAGTGAATTGACCATTATACCCGCCGCTTCGAGATTCCGCAGTGAATAGTCCTGCCTCACTTAATCTTTCATCATTGCCATCATTAATACCAACTGTTGTAGTAATCTTTAGTACTAACCATTTGTTATCATTTAAAGCATCTCTTTCAAAAATGATAGTATCAAATGGAAGTTTATAATATCCTTCTTTTGGATATCCTGAGCTAACAACATGATAATCCGCAGATGAGGCATCAGTTGCATTTACCATAACTCTTGATTGTAAATCGGTATTTTCATTTGCTGGGGGTACAGGATCAAATGGATCAGCTGGCAATACGCCACCATCTCCTAGACCAAACCATGTTAGGAAATGATCTTTAGTAGATGGGACTCTTGGATTGTCAAGCTCATCCAAGTTATTTTTATTAACTAACATCTGTGCTAGAGTTTCTCTTCCAAGATAAACAACTAAATTACTCTTCCTTACAAGTCTCTTATTTCCGTTTTCGTCCTCTTCCCATATCTCGACAATTCCCTCTGGACGTCTTTTACCGCCTCCGCCTTCTTGAAATTTATCGACAAAACATTTGTCACCGTACACTTCGGTGATACGAATTTCAGTCTCTTTTACATTTTCCATAATAAAGCTTCCTTTTGAGTAGATGATAGAAATCTTTGTATTTTGTTCTTAAAATTTCCTATAGTTAGTACTAAACCACTATATATATTAATAACTGAACATCAAACCATTACTATAAATAAAGGAGGTGTTGACTATCTTTAAATTTGAAATTTCAATATCCGGTCAAGATTGGCAGTCGATTCCGGAGGAAATCTTCTATGACTCGCTGTATCGGCATGTCAGAAGAATAACGCCATCGATCAAGACCATGTTAAATTCTAAAGTGGTACAATATGGACATACACAATATCGGATATGTTGTGTGAAAAAAGACACGGAGAAAACATAATGAAAGTCGAAAATCTCGAAGAAGCATTTAAAGGGAAAGAACCAGTCATATGTCCGGAGTGTCAAATGATGTACTACAGAGATGTGTCGAAAACAGGCAGGAACTGTGATTTCTGCAATTCATCAAAAATCGAAGTAACAACCCATGAACATGCAGGCCAGCTTGCTAAAGAGGCGCTTGGATTTGGGGGCGAACCGAAAGTAAGATGGTAAGATCATGGCTGGTATCGAGCGGTGCAGTGCCCGTATCGATACCAGCAAACATGATCCGTTTTAGACACAATCTTTTTATTCTAAGAAAGTGCCACAAGTGGGACAAAACTTAAATGATGATTTAGATTTTGTTCCACAGGTTTTACACACTAGCTTCTCTTGGGTAGTGACTGGTTGAGCAATACTTTGACCTGTTTCTGTTAGTCCTTTTAAAGCGATAACAATAACAGTTGATTCATCAAGGGATCTTAGGGTTGTATATCTAAACTCTTGACTAACCTCAGAACCTTTAACAGTAATACCTTCATCCGCATTTGGAATAGCAGAAATATTCTCAACTCCAAGTGAGTTCATTGTA